CCACTGGTTCCTAGATGAATATCTTCCTGCATCGTGCCACCACCACTGTATGCACCCCAGATTGATACTCCAGTAGAAGATGGATCAGAACTATTTCTAATCTGTGGAGCAGTACCAGATGGTTGTGTCATTATTATGGAAGAATATCCACTTCCACCACCAATTGTAAGAGCAGGATCAGAAAAAGTCAGTCCAGTAGGTAGACTAGAACTTGTTGCAGCATCAATAGTAAATCCAGCAGAAGTTACACTACTAAAACTAACATTACTACCTGCTGTAACAAGTATATCATCATTACCACTACCAGATCCTCCAGCAGTTAACCTTAAATTTACATTAGAACCATCAGCAACAGAAGACTGAGCATATGTTGTATTAGTATCTGTAGTAGAATATCCAGCAACAGCATGGTTACCCCATCCAAATGCTGTATCCCAGTTACTAGAATTGTCTAGAGCATTTGACCACGATACAGTAGTACCGTTACTCACCAAGACGTTACCATTACTTCCAGCACTTCCTGCTATTTGTATTGGTTTGCCAGATGCAATGTTTAATCCTTCTTTGATCTCGATAGGACCATTATCATCATAGTTTGCAATCTGATCCGCTAATAATTTTGACATACTTCTAGTCCTACAGACACTTAATGGAGCTAAAAGTATTTATGAATAAACTAGATTCCCTGCTACTATACTCCTACCCTCACATTGATTAGGTGGTACATAATGATCAAAGTGGCCTGGAAATATTATAATGTCTCCTGATCTAGGATAAAATCTCCCATGATCTTTAAAAACTAATGGAGATGATCCATCAGGTGTATGTACATAATAAACAAATGCTATATCAATCTCTGAATGATTATGATACTCCTGATAATGACCCCTATTATAAATTTGACCCCACAGATCAACCAGTTTAGTTGGTTGATCTATGAGGCTACGTGCATAGTCTGCAATTGAAATGAATTCTGGTATAGAAAAGCAATCCCAATTTGTCATCAATGCTCCCTTGTCTAAGTTATTAGACTTCTCTAGTATAATATCATGGACAATAGGATTTAATTGTTCAGCGTCAGGATTGCTACGCTGGATCATCTTTATCATCTTTCTTCTCATCACCGAATGTAATGATATCTGGAGTTGATGATCCCCATACTCCTGGTTCTGGAGTAAATGTTACTGTATCTGTTTCACCAGTAGTAATATTAATATTACCAATATCAGTAAGATCTACATTTCCTGTAGGAAAATTAATAACATTATCTAATGCATCTAAATCTCCACCCAATTTAAAATCATGCTCTGCTTTCTTCCTGTAATAGTCATTGATATTATCAGTACTACGAACAACAGGAGTACAAGCAATCACATCTTTAACACTATTAAGACACTCTACGAGCATACTAAGATTTTCATCATACCTATTTTCTAAAGACTCAACGAATGCTAGTCTTAGTTCTTCTTCAGCAGCAATTAAGTGCTTTCTAATATCGTTACAGGCCATAAGTTTTAAGAAATAAACGTCGAGAAATATCCGTATCCAATTAACCAGAGGCATAATCCCCCTAGAACTTTGTAGTACTTACGGATAGGAGTACCAAAGTATTGTTGACCAATCATCAAACACTTATGTGCTGGTGATAGTAGGTAACCTGAGTACTCTGTAGTTAAAAACCACACAAGATACTGAGGACCAAAGATAAGAACCAATGCTGAGGTCATACCAGCATACTTACCTGACGAACCCATGATCCATGCTGCAACTGCTGCAACAATAGAGACAGGAATAATCATAGAAGGATCAGATCCCTTAAGATATTCCATTACTGGTCCTTTAATCATACCAACAATTCCACCTAATGCAAGTACAAATGTTGCAATGATAGCAAACTTACCATCAAGGTATTTACCCCAGTTCCAATCCTTACAAATGATACTGTAGTAACATGCCATACCAAAGAACCAAGGGAAAAAGAAGATTGCTCCTGCCTTTCCTACACATAGTAAGAACCATAATGTAGCAATGAATGGAGCCCATCCTCTCAATGCTCTCTTCCAATCAAACTCGCTAATATTGCTCATATCTGGAACAACACTTCGAGGATCTACCTTAGAAAAAATATACCACCATGTATATACTAGACATATACAAAGTGGAATGAATGTATAACCTATCATTTGTCCATAGGTTATACCTAATGCTGCCATAGGAAGAGCAATAGTCTTCTCTAATGGTGACCACCAATAGTAATGATGTGTCGATAGGTAATCAATGATACCAAACGCACTTCTTTTATTCTTATCAGGTGGTGCAATAGCATCTAGTAATGGTGCAGACAATGCAACACGACCAGGTATAGGTAGAATACCACCAAAGATAGAGGTAATGATAATCATCACTCTATTATCTCTGACATATCTCTTTGCTAAGGAATAGACATCATCAAGTACATGATATTGTCTAATGAATCCACCTAGAATCATGATCCCAAAGATGTACCCCATGTACAATTCCTTCTGTAGGATCGAACTCAAAATGTCTAACATAATCTATATCAATTTTTAATTTTTGCAGAGGACTAATCCCACATATCATCGCACGAATCGTCGTCGTTGTCAAGTGTCTTTGGTAACACATCAGCATATTCATCTGCTGGAACCATTGCCACTCGTCTACCATCAAAACATTTAATGATAAAGACTTCGCCTTCTTCGCAACGTTCTACATAGTCTTCAAATTTGGCCTCCAATTCTGCTTCGGATATTTCTTTCATTATACTCTACAACATATGTTTTCTTTTTGCATATATCTTATAGATTCCTGACAACCTCCAAGATTTTCACCGTTAAGAACTACTTGTGGAAAGGTAGCACCGTTTCCAAACTGTCCATAAAATGCTTCTTTACTGAAATCTATACCAAGTTTATACTCGACGTAACTTAATTCCGAAAGACCTAATACATCTACTATCTGTCTGCAATAAGGGCAGCCGTCTTTAGAATATACGGTGAAGTTTTGCATTTGTTTATTGAATTTCTAAGGATGCAGCATAATCTTTGTCAAACAAATCCAAACCTTTGTCAGTAAGAATATGTTTATACATTCCATCAAATACATTAGGTGGCATGGTAACAATATCTGCACCATATTCAAATGCTCTACCTACATCTCTTACATTTCTGAGTGATGCTGCTAGAACTTTAGTCTCAACACCATGTCTTTGATACACATTAGCGATATCTTTTATAAGACATAGACCACCAAAAGAATTATCATCCACTCTACCCACGAATGGTGATACGTAAGATGCTCCAGACTTTGATGCAAGAATAGCTTGTGACTGAGAGAATATTAAAGTAACGTTTACTTTAATACCACCATCACTTAATTCTTTACATGCTTTAAGGCCATCAACAGTACAAGGTACTTTGATTGTAGCAACCTTACCGAACTTCTTATATAGCCTCTTTCCTTCAGAGATCATATTCTCCTTACTTCCTATGACCTCCATACTGATATCAGTAAGACCTATCTCTTTTAATTCTTGATAAACATCTTCATGCTTCTTACCACTCTTACGAATAAGAGATGGGTTTGTAGTGAGACCATCTATAATTCCTGATTTGTAACAGGATTTAATTGCTTCTGTGTCTGCACTGTCAATAAAAATTTTCATGTTAATCACTTCATTTGTTTAGTGGTTCCATCTTAAGGAACTGCTCGTTTAGATTATAGTACAATTTATAGTTTGTTGTGTTAACCCAGTATCCTTTAATGTCGTTTCCATCACAATGATATCCATATCCAGTTAAAGGTTCATTAACACCATCAATTCTAAAGGTCTTACCACCTTTCTCTAGGTAACTATGGAATTTTTCATCTAGGTTAATCATCTTTCCTCAAAATTAATTTTACGGACTTTGCGTTGACGGCGAGCCTCTTGGTATTTTAGATCATCATCAGTTAATACACCAGTTTTTTTGGTATTGTTAACATTTGTTAACATTATAACTTTAGACATATCTACAGCCGATACAATCTCTCCACATACAGTTGTCATGTTAGGGCAACCACAGCATTTTGTCTTCGTCTCATGTCCATGCAATTCAACACCACAGACTGTGCATTGTACAGTTATCATTGTCCTTGAAAATAATCCTTCCTGTAATAACGCCCTAGAATATTGCTATTATAATATGCTGGTGTACCATCATCCAATGCCTCAGTGAGAACATTGTTTACGAACAACTGTCTTGTCTCTTCAAAGTTTACTTTTCCTTTGGTAGAGTGTAAAGATATTATTTCTCGTTTAAAAGTTGAGCGTCCAAATTTTTTAACGTCATCTTTAAGTTCTGGAGAACTTCCGTAGTAGCGTTTCCAGTCACTCTCAGTCTTAACTCTCCGTTTACTTTTGCCACTTCTAGGCTTTCTACAACTGGTAAAGTATTTACGTCCGATGTATTTTTTCCCTGTCTGGATATTAGTGATACAGTAGACGTAACCGAAGAAGTCGCCAATATCAGCAGAAGTAAAAGTTGTACCTTGGTATGTCCAGGCGTTTTCATAATCTCCTTCACCCACGCAGGTCTCATTGGTGGTTTCCATCCCATAATTTTCATTCCATGTCTCCTATTTATTAAATTCCTTGATCTTTAGTTTTTTGTAAAAATTCTTGTAAACTTGACTGACAATTAGGTGGTTCTTCTTCTTTGATACCATTAATTTTCTTCCATTTATTATACAATGCACCCATATACCAAGACTGTGCAAGACTTTTAGGGCCATTCTCTAGCAACTCAAGTTCTTTTTTACTACTTGTATATGCTTTGTATTCTTCTCTCCAATTAGAATCATCAATCATAATTTAAAACCAGCAAAGGTATCCTTCTTAACATCCTGTTTAATACTACCAACAACATATGATTCAACCT